CTCGTTACACATAGTAGAGAGAGGATAGCAACGTTTGTTGCGATTGACTATCTCTGCCTGTAAGAACGGACCTTGAATATAAAGAGTTTTCTTTCCGTCTTTTTCTTCAGTAAGAATATCTACTGATTCTATTTCTTCTGAAATTAACTTCATGCTATTCCTACCTCGTGTAAACGTAAAGTGCTTCCTGATGCTGTCTCAGGTGCGAGTCTGAAAATTACTGACTTTGATAGAACTGCTGTTCCTGTAAAGTCTGCTAGTGATGAGGTATCTGCTGTGACTGTAATCTCTAACTTATAATCATTAGTCCTTTGGGGATCTGATATAGCAGTGATTGGCACATGTGCAATTGTATTGTTGTAAGTTGCAACTGCAGATCCAGAGAGAGTCACGTAGTCTCCTACTTGTAACTTTGTATCTGTATGATCAATAGTCAAAACTGCAGATGATGCTTTACTAATCGCAGATACTGGTGCATTTGCTGGATGTCCATAACGATATAGAAAATCCTTTCCTTTCGCTACATGGAATGATCCAACACCTGCTTGGTTTGCTGTATTGCAAACTGCGATGTTACCTGCTGCCCTAGCATCCGAACAGACAACGTATAATAACCCCGTCTTTACGGTTTGTGCTGATGTAACAGCAGACGTGGCGTTGGCACTGCCAAGTTCTCCAATATCTGATACTAATTTAAGTGGTTGGCACGTCATTTACTTCTGTTTCCTGTTCAGGTTCTTGTTCAGTTTCAGCGTTTGCTTCTGGTTCAATACCATCACCTACCTCTGGTAAGGGATCGCCTTCCTCAGGTTCGCCAAACAAAGTTTTAGCAACCTCAGGTGCAGCAGCATCCACGAACTCAGCAGACTTTGCAAACATCATTTGTTTCAATGCATCAGAAACTTCCGAAGGGGGAGCATCGTTTGCGACCATATCAATAAATTCAGCAGAATCCATTCCTAATTTTATAAAACGCTAGTTATATTTATAAAGTTATACGATTATCTTCTCGTCCACACTGAGCAACATATTCTTTTGCTATGTCTGTGAGTCTATGATATCTATCTCTGGTCTGTTTAGTTGGAAAGTTTTTTAGTTGATCTATTATATTATAAGTCATGATTCTTGAGAGAGGGTCTTCGTCAATTTCAAAAGTTTTTTTGTAACTGTCTTTATCCATATTAAAATACTCAAATTCAATACCATATTTTTTTAGTTCTTTTGGAGCACTCTCAAACTTAGTGAAAACATTTTTATCGAGATACTTCCAAATTGTTTTTTTGTCTGTTTCGTATACATCAAAAACTGAATGATCCCATCTTTCTTTCCAACTTGTTTTCTTACGGTCATCAAATAGATCCAAATAATTGCGAGCTGAATCTACTAGATTAGATTTGTACGGTACTATGTTACGATAACGATTCCAATCTTGTGAGTAAAATATTGAAGTATTATCTTCTTGTCCTTCAATTCGATGGCGGAAACTCTGATCATAAGGTATCAATAAATGACAATCTGGAACATCATCTACAGTTATCATTTTACTAATCTTACTTTTTTTTACTGCTTCATGATGCACCATTGTATTTTTCAGTTTAGGATCATTTCTATATCGTTCTGCATATTCTTCAGACATATTGATAGGCACTTTTCTTTTGATTGACGCTTTGTCAATATTTCTTTTCATCATTACACCACGATGAATTGAATGTTCTATAAGTGAGTGGGGAGGATGAGTTATATTTTTTATTTTAAATCCTTCTTCATTATCATAATCAATGTTACACAAGAGTCGATCAGGAACATATAATCGTGACCATTTCCTTCTATATCTAGAGACTGAAAATAACTCATCACCATCACGATACAAGATCGTCTGATAACTATCATTGTCCCAGTATCGATTGATTCCTTTGCTACTATCTTCCTTATTCAGATAACCATGCCAGTGAACAGTATTTTCTTCAACCAATATACTATTGTCAAATAAAAGACAATACTTTTTACCATTAATTTGCAGTAAGTATTCTAGGTGTTTTTTGGCACCACATTCACCACCCCAATAACAAATGGACACTTAAATTTTTGCTTTCTTTATATCTATATCAGGTGCTTCTGTGCGTCCACCGTTCTTCTTATTATCTAACGTTGGTTCTTTTCCATTCTTTCCAAGTTCACCTTGCCTTTGCACCTCTGCATCTATTGATCCCTGCATCATTTGATTCTGAGTTTCAAGAGGTACGCCAATACCTGCTTCATTCTCCTCTTCCATCTCCTGTTGCATCTCTTCTATCTCCTCATCTGTCTGACGTAAGATTTTACGCTTGACATAATCTCTTGAATAGTATGTTCCGATGTATGGTTCGATAGCAACCATGATATTGAGACGCTCAGTCATCAATTCGTGGTCTTTGAGTTCAGCAAAATGGTTGTCATACTTGTAATCAAACTGAATATGCTCTGCCATCTTGTCAAAGTCCTCAGGTGTGCTGATATTTTTCAATATCATCTGAGTTCTGAGTAGGTCAAGGAACAAACCACTAAATCTTTTTCTCAATCTACCTACAAACTTACTGAACATAAGTTCATCACGTAAGATTTCTGATGATCTACCAAGATTGAACCCACTATCAGCACCAATACGTGACTCAGGCACATTCAATGCACGATATAGTTTCTTTTGAAAGTATTCGATGTCCGTAAGTTCTCCAAGATTCTGTCCACCTGGTAACGTAGAGATCTCAGTTCCTCTACCGCCCTCTCTTCTGGGTAACCAGAAGTCTTCGAGCATCGACATGAATTTTTTGTCATCTTTTATCTCTCCTGTGTTTGCATCATAGACAAGTTTGTTTCTATAACGACTCATAACGTCACGTAGGTATTGCTCTGCCTTGACTTTAGGTAGATTACCAACGTCAATGTAGAATATTCTACGTTCTGGTGCTCTTGATAGTCTGTAGATCACCAAAGAGTCCTCGATCATACGCAGTTGATTGAGACCCTTGATTGCTTTATGTAAATATGACAGTGTAATCTTCTTATTTCTATCTACAAGACCTGAATGCACGTATGTGATCGCATCTTTTGCAATCTTGATGCCTTTACCTGCCACAGAACCATACTTCTGTGCCATTCCTTGTGGATAATAGGTATAAAATTCTTGTATTTTAGTGTCTTTTCTTATTGTCTCTGTACCTGAGTATGGTAAAACAGGTATTCCTTCTGCTCCTTTAGCACCTCTTTCATTTTTTGGTTGCACTCTCATCAATTTCAACTTGAGAGAGTCAATATATCTTACTTCTTGTATACCTTCGTCAGGTTTTTGTACGTCAATTACCTTGTGATAGTATAATCTTCCGTCTGTGTACCAGTTTCTGAATATCTCGTGTGCTTTTTTATCAAATTGTAGTAGGTCTTTTACTCCTTTGAACTCATCTCTTATTACTTTCTTGAGATTATCGCTTACATTTAGATTATCTAAGTTTATTTCAACAGGACTATCATTACTATCTGATACAATCGCTTCATTTACAACATGTTCGATGGCAGTATCACACTCTGGATGTAATGCCATGTCACGATATCTTTTTATTACGTCAAATTCTGTTCTGAATACACCTTCGATGTCAACGTACTGACCGTAAAAACCAGACGTTAGAAAATAATCAGCCCCGTCCTCATTATTTGGAGGAACTGGACTGATTACACCTTTTTTCTTCTTCTCATTAGGATCCTCAATAGAGAATCCAAACAGTTTTGCCATAATATTCCTACTTGTATTTTATCTATTATACCACAGAATCACGATTATCGCCATCGTAAGCTTCCCACCACTGGACTTGGAGGGTAACTTGGAACTCTTCGACTGTATCTGCTGTATCGTAAGACAATTCTATAGGACTTACAAGTGATGGCCAACAACCATGCATCTTGTATCTACGTAGGACTGGTAGAGTAGCACCACTTTGATCTCCACGAGTGTTTAGATCTGTTGATGCACGACCTAACTGGTTGACTACCCAGTCTGCAAAATAATCTGTTGGAGTGATTGTGCCTGAACCATCAGATACTTTGATGATGAAGTTTGCCCATCTTTCAAATGCTTCTCTAAGTTTGAAATCACCGTCGTTGATTACTGTGATTGTCCATGGGTCGAATCTTCTGTCACCTGCTACCTTGAGTTGTCTACCTCTGAATGGTACGACAACCTCCTGTATGTTTGATGCTGGTAACTGTGCTCCCTTGATCATCATACGATGAGTTGTGTTCTCAATCTCATCGTCAAATATTCCGACTCCTGAAGGGAAGTCCATCTCAACCTCAAAGAGGTTAGGACGAGCACCACCACTTACAAGTCTCGACTTGAATGAATCAATTGATCTTTCGTTGTTGGGAACCGAAAAAATGTTTCTGTTTAATGCCATAATTGTGTGGGTCTCCTATTACACAGTTCCTACAACTTCACTGAAGGAAACTCCAGTTCTTGTAGCAACAAAAGTTAGACCGATGAAGTTGATTGATCTTGCTGGTTTCACAAAGATGTCAGCAAGGAACTCAT